GGAGGCGGTGGTGGCCATCCCTTTTGGGCTGCCGCCAGTCACAAAGTCCACAATGCCGCTGAAGGAATCTTTGATTTTTGCGCCCATTTTGGGAATTAACTCTTTCGCTTTTTCTGCGGCGTCTAATATGTCACTAAGCACATTTAGTACCGGAAATAGAGCCCCTGCAAGGGTGTCAAATCCATCAACAGCAAGGGGAAGTACCACGTCTGCTATGGTTACCCAGGCATCAATAAACCGGTTGATCTCATCCTCATGTTCGTCCAGGAATCGGATGAGTTCTTCCATGCCTTTGGCAACGATTGGCTCGATTTTTTCCGCAAACCGTGCCATCGTATCGTTGAGATCATACTGTGCATCGGCGGCCTTGATCAGCTGCTCATTGTTTTCCCGCCATTCCTTTGTCGTTTCCGCAAGTCCCTTTTTTTGCAGGACCGAAATGGAGAAATTCCGCGCCTGGGTATCGCTCATCTTGGCGATGCGCTTATTATACCAGTCCACATCGATGCCGACCCGCTCCAGTGTTTCGGCAAATTGCCCGGTCGCCTCCCGGGTCGCCAGTGTCTCCTGCAAGCTGTCCGCAAGGCTCTCGATCTTGATGGTGTCCGGGAACTTGATCACCGCCCCGGAAAGGGTGTCGATGGCTGTTTGGAGGTCATTGTCCTTAAATCCCGCCGCCAGGAGGTTGGATAGTGCTTCAATGTTGCTGTCGGTCTCCCCGGTGATGGCGTTCAGGCTGCGCATGCTGTCCTGCACGATATCCATTGACACCCCGGCGTCCCGTGTGTTTTGCTCCAGCTTGGACATATCGGCACGGTATTCAGCGGTTTTTTCTAGCAGGTCCCCAATGGCGGATATCGCTTTTTGGATGCCGTCTGCAACAAGATTCCCCACCGATACATTGAAGATATCGGTGCCTTTTTTTGCGGTGTTCCCGGCATCTTCTATGTCCTTCAGTTCGTCGCTAAGGTCCCCTGTGGCGTCTCCCGCTTTTTCCATGGCGGCGCGGTTATCCTTTAACGCTGTCTCCATTTTGGCAAGTTCCGCCTTGGCCCGGTTAAGGGATGCTTGCCACTCCATGGTTTTTTTGCTGGATTCCCCGTTTTTGCTGGCTACACTTGTAAGCGCCCGCTCCAGCAGCTGGACTTTATCGGTTTGAGATGCGATCTGCGCTTCCAGCACTTCTTGGGCGGCCGCCAGGTCTTTGGCGCTTTTCCCGCCGTCCTCATAGGTAGCGGCCACCAGCTGCATTTGGGAGGCATTTACCTTTAGGCCGGCATTGATCTCCGCCAGCGCCGCCTTGAACTCCTTTTCTCCGTCCAGTGTCAGCGCCGCCCCAATGTTAGGCCGCTTCCTCGCCATCAGAACACCTCCTCATCCCGCTTTTTCAGGTCTATCCTATTGACCGCACAGTGCACCTCAAACTGTTCGCACAGTTCCCCCAAGGCCAGGAAGCCGTACTCGGTGCGACTGTATCCCAGGATGGTCACCGCAATATATTGCAGCCGGGCAAAGTCTATTTTTTCTTCCTCCTCCGCTTCCCACCGCGGCCCTTCTTGCCCTGCCCGGCTGTCTGGTTTTTTCTGCCGCCCATCCCTTCATTAAAGGCGTCGATGATGCTCTGTGCCATTCCGCTGTTTTTAAACAGGTCCTCGCCTGTGAGGAGCATCCCCAGCTTTTCCTCTGTCATGGGTCCCCCCTCCTGGGGCTGCCCCTCCATCACCTCCCGATAGCGCCGGGCCTCGTTGATGATCTGGGTCATGATCCAGATGGTCTCCGAAATTTCCCGCAGCTTTTCCCCCAGGGCGTCCACTGATTTGTACCGCTCCTGCACCTTGGCCAGAACGTTGGCGTCAAAGAGGATGGGGTAGGTGGCGCCTCCGATCTTCACTGTCTGCATGGTCGTTCCTCCTTATCTGGTCTCCGGGATGTTGAGCATGACCTTGAAATAGGCAAAGGCCGCCTGGAAGTCGGAAAACTCCTTGATGTTCCGCCAATCCCCGTCCTTGTTGCGGAAGAAGCTGCCCGCAAGGCTGGGGTTTTTGTAGGAGATATTATTGCCCTGGGTCTCATAGTCGTCGTTCACTGGGGTGAACTTCACCCTCATATAGGTGATGACCCGGAAATAAGGCTTGCCATTCAGCACCCCGGGGACGATGCTGGAGCACCGGCAGTAGGGCGGGGCGTCGTCCTCGTTGCAGACAAGGCCCCTCTCCTCGGTGTAGGTATGGCCGCACAGCGCCGCCTGGTCCTCCAGGGTCAGGTTGCACAGGTCCACGGTGAGGCTGCCGTTGCCCATGCTCACGTCCTCCTCCGCCACCCCGTCGTCCCCATAGATGGTGGCGGTGTCGCTGGTGGCGGAGCCGGTGAACTTCATCACCTTGGGCAGCACCCTGCCGTTGGCCAGCGCCTCCTGCTCGTTGCCGTCGGCGTCGGTGGTCACCTCCATGGTGCAATAGCCCTGCCGGCGCAATCCTTTGTATGCCATCGTCTCTTTCCTCCTTTAGTCGTCGATCTCCCCGTCGATCTCGGCGGAGATGATGACGTGATGGTATCTGGTGTCTTTTTCGTAGAGTGTAGCGGTTTCGGTGATGATAAATCCCGCTCCCCGGAGCAGGCGGCGGATGCGCTTCTTTTTGCCCGTGGGGTCCTGGCGTGAAAAGAGGTGGATATCCGGGGCGCATATCTCGGTGATCTGCTCGTCGTCGCCGCACATGTCCGGGCGTTCATCCGCCAAGTCAAAGACGATAAATTCATCCCCCTTGCCCTGGTACACCGTGGGGTATACCGGCAGCCCCACCGGCTTTAGCGCCTGGAACAGCATCTTCCCGGCGTTCATTTGACCAGCCCCTTTTCTTCCAGCCACAAGTTATACTCCGCCTGCATGGCGTCCACCACATCCGCCTCGCAATCCTTGGCGGCGGCGTCCAGGAAGGGTTCCGGCTGCTGGTGGCTGTTGCCGTACTCCAGGCCTGCAGCCTTAACATCGTTGGGATGGCCATTTTCATCGTACCCACGGAATCCCACGATCATATACCACCCGCCGGTCTTTCCCGTCTTTGGCTTGCCCGGTCTTACGGACTTCACCAGTCCTCCGGTCTGGCTGTGCTTTTTCAGCCGCCCTTGGATGGCGGCCTTTGCGATGGGGCCCACCCGCCGCAGCATCCTCGGGGCCACCTCGTCGATGTCCCCCAGTTCTTCCAGCATCTTTTGGACCGGCCCCAGATCAAATTCAAACTTCGCCATGGTCCACCTTCTCACTGGTGCAGGTCAGTTCCACCTCGGTGAGGCTTTTTGGGTAGGCCCGGACCACCCGGAAGCGTTCGCCCTGGTGTTCCAGTATCTCCTCCCCCTGGTACCCGCCACGGAACAGGGCGAACACCCCGGATACCTTCGTCCCCGCCGCCTGGGCGGCGTAGAACTCGGACCGGGTCAGGCCCTTCTTTTCCGCCCAGACCTCCCGGGCGGTCTCATCCCACACCGGGTATCCGTTTTGATCCTGTCCCGCTTCTGTCCTGGCGATGAGTTTTATCTTGGTGTTAGGTGTCATCTGTGTCGCCCCCTGTATACTGTAGCTGCGTCACCAGGTCGATGAGGTGGCGCTCCAGGTATGCCGTGTTTTGGGCGCCGCCCCGGACGGCGTAAAAGGTCAGCCAGACCCTTGCCTTCACCGCCTCCGCCGCCTCCGGCCGCTGGGACCAGTCGGTGCCGGTGGCCCGGCGAAGGTACCCCAGGGCGGCGGCCATCTCCCGTTCCACCACCTGGCGGGACTCTTCCCCCACCCCCAGGTAGTCCATCACCTCGTCCACCGTTACCGGCTGTCCCATGGGTCACCCCTCCTTTAGGTCTCGGATGCGGGGTGGAATATCTCCCGCTTGACGGCGGCGCCCTCGTCCACCTTCTGGGCGTCCATCCGCACGATGCCCCGGAGTTCGGGGGCGTCGTTGGCCCAGGCGTTGCCGCCGATGTTGGTGGTGGCAAACTCCATGGCCTTGCGCTGGAACAGGGTGCCAAAGGCACGGAAATAGCCGATGTACACCGGGTCGTAATCCCCCTTTGTGGCCCCGGAGGCGGTCACCTTCCGGCCGGGGATGAGGTCAGCGTCCGCCATCACCACCGGGCGGCCCTTGAACCGGTAGACATCCGGGTCCGCCGGGTTGGGGACCAGCAGCCCCCGCCCGTTGTTGTCGGTAAGCTGGTCCAGGAAATCATAGCCGCTGCCGTTGGTGAGGATGACGGCGTTGCGGGAGATGGCGGTATTCAGGTCCTTGTTCAGCACGCTCTTCAACTCCTGCACCTCCCTGCCGGCGGTGAGGCTCACCGCTTTCAGCCCGGCCAGCAGCCCCAGCAGCAGGCTGTTTTCGGTGAGCACCACCCGGGGGGCGAACCACTCGGCGATGTACTGGAGCAGCCCGGCGGTGTTGTCCTCCAGCAGTTCCTGGGAGATGGCGATGCGGTCCCCGTACTTTTTGATGGTGTAATCCACCCGGCTGAATTTGGGCTGCTCGGTCGTCCCGATGGCGGTATTTTCCCCCACCAGGGGCAGCGGCTCCCCCCCCCCGGGGGGGGAGTTACTTTTCCCACGCGGGAAAAGTAACCAAAAGCGCGCCAGAACCTACGGTTCTGGACTCCCTTACTCGGGGCCGCCCCAGGCAGCTCTTGCGCTGCCGGACGGCCTGCCTCGGCGGGGGATTTGCGAACACGCTCCCAAATGAAGAGCTGCGGCGCCCCGTGAACGAAAGTTTCCTACGGGGTTCTGATCTGGTGGTCTGGCTCTCATCCAACTCCGCCCGTGGGCCGCCACAGGCGGCTTAGGGTTGCTAGTGGCCGTAGGCCACTGCACACCTGCCGGCCTCTTAGAGCCTGTTTAACATCTCCCCGCGCCCGCCTTGGCGGCATATTTTCCGCCCTGACTGCGTTAAAAATCCTTGCAATCCGTCAGGATTGCTGCGGCTTTTTGCCTTGCAGGGCAAAAAATCTATCTCGCCAATCCGCACACGCTGAGATATTAAACAGGCTCTTATGCGACGGCTCCCGCCGTCAAACGACAGAAAATGAGGTGCGATGAGATGATTGACATTCCCCGGGCCGCCGCCTACCG